AGCTTAGGTATACCCATCTTCAAACAAAATTCATCATAAGAATTGACATGCTTGTGAGGAAAATGGTCGAACCACCACGAATTATTTGACTCATAATAGATTCCGTCAACGTACTTGTTTATTGCTCCATCTACAAAATGGTCTTGTTTTAACAAAGGTGTAAAAGTCTTTTTGTTACAAACTTTATCAAACTCCTCTTGCGAAATACATTTTTTAAAAATAGTCCCTTTGATAAACATTACTGTTTTGGGTAGATTGTCGTAGTTCTTTGCTATCCAGTCCACATAAGCATGGATGTTATATCCAACATGGGGGACTTGAATGGTTCCTTCCATTGGTTCCCCTGCATTTAAGATAACGTAGTTTTTTGTATAATCTTTAATCCATGACCAATCATCGTTATACACCGACATAACCACGAATGTATCCTTTATCTTTGGCATCGTTTTATAATCTCTGTTGAACTAATTGATTTAGTATATGGGAAGTAAACAATCTTTATTTTGTTCTCATCTAAGAACTCCTGAGTGATGCCTAACTGTCTCAAATATGATTCTCCCATCCAATCATCTGCATGAACAATTATATTAGGTGCCACTGCCTTAATGGTAATCCCTGAATTGTGTCCTCCTTCGTTCTCTACAACCCCAGCAACATACCTACACGCTTCCAAGGCTCTTTTCCTTTCTTCAAAATTCATTATCGGTAGACGCTTATATTCTGAACAAAACTTATCTGTATTAAGAGATACCCATACATCACCAAGTTCTGCACACTTTCTTAGTAATTCAACGTGTCCCCAGTGAAATAGGTCAAATGTTCCTCCAACGTATATTTTCATATTAGTTTTGAGACCATAATTATTCATTTTTTGCAAGCCTTCATCTTGAATTATCTTTATAAAGAATTTCTGTCCGTCAATAATCAGGCTTCCATTGAATGCCCCTCCTATCTCAAGCTGAAAACCTTTTAAGGACTGAAGTTTTTTCCAAAAAACATGTGAACTGCACATCAAATAATCCTCTCTTCCAAGAATTGATTTAAATGCGTCCATAGGTTTCTTCCCACTTATAAGCGTGCTTCTCGATATTGTATTCACTAGCTACATACTCGTGGGCTTTTCTTCCCATCTCCCTTCGTAATTCTTTATCAACAATCAACTTCTCTATTTCGGGAATCCATTGAGTGTTATCAGTTACGATTGTGCAATACTTCCCATCTTCGGGATTCACTTGATAAGGAGATTTACCATCTTCAAACCCTTGAACAATGCAAGGTATCTCAAACATGGAGGCTTCTAAGAATTTAAGATTAGACTTGCATCTATTAAAATATCCATCGGCTCTAGGGATAATCATTATGTCTAACCGCAACTCATTTAACTTCTCGTAGTAGACATCAGGATTGGTAGTGCCGTGCCACTCTACGTCCACTGAATCCAAGAAAGCATATTCATCTTTAAATATCTTACCCATCAGCGGATTTTCTTTTCTATTCGGGGGTAGCGAGAAGAATACTATCTTAACTCGTGGGTCATGCTCATAATGCCGAATGATTGGAGCAACAGCTTCAAGGTCTGTGGTGCTTCCTACTGAGCCTGTAATACCTATGCGAACAATATCTGTTTCGTTCCTTAAAGGCTCGTCAAAGTAATCTGGGTCTACGCAGTTAGGAAGAACGACTACGTTAGGATTTAGCTTTCTGTATTCATCTGCGAGAAATTCTGTAGTGCAAGTTACGAGGTCAGCTTCAATAGCAAAGGCGTCCATCATTCTATTTGCATTAGCCAGTCCTCGCTTGGTTCTTTCTGCGTCCATAAAGTCATTTAACTTAACAGCGGTGGGGTCTTTGTATGTGTCGTCATTATCAAATACAATTTTCTTCCCTTGTTTCTTTAGAAGTCTAGCAAGGTCTACTTTTTGGTGAGTTTCTGGTCTGTGAAAGACTACAATATCAGCGTTTTGTGCCGCACGAGATTTGTTTTCTGGTGTTTTGGTCGTGAGGGATAGGCTGGTGCGGTCTCCATCCCAACCATTAGCAACTAAAGGTAAGAGACAGCGTACGTTGTAACACCCCTCGTTGCCAGAACTAATGAAATATACCTTACTCATTAGCCCTTCTAATTAGTTTTCTTGTTCTTGGGTTGATACTGTCGTATTCGTTTCCATCAATATCAATAAAAACTCTTTGTTTCACTGGATTGAGCGAGACAACAACTTTACCACGCCCATTATTCTGAGGTTGAGATTCGTTTACTTGTCCGAAGTTTATTTTTTCCATAGATTGTTTCCTTTATTTGTGGGGTCGGGAATAAAGGAGACCAAACCCCACAAACAATCACTAATAATTATACCAATGATTACCAAACTGTCAATTAAGAAGCTGTCTTGATTAGCACACCTCCTGTTGCTCGGTTCAAACATGTTCCGAATAGAACGTCAGCAGTAGTTACTGTTGATAGATATTCAGGAATGTAGTTTGACTGAACTCGAAGTCCCATAGAACCAACCATAGCTGGTGCCTTTGAACCTCCTGCACCCAAAGGTGAAGTTGCCCAATGGATAGCATCTGGTACAGCGAGAGCGTTACTCAATCCTCCTGATGGAGTTGTTGTAGTAGTAATCTGCTGTGTTACATAAACTGGCTGACCGTAAAGGTGTCCGTTAGGTCGCTTTGCGGTTGGGTCGTTTACTGGAGAGTTAATAGCTAGTGAGAATTTATCAATAGCTTGTACCTGCTTCCAGAATACGTTAGGTGAAACGAAGAAGGCTGACTCCATTGAATCAACACCAGTGCTTTCAAGATATGCGAAGGCTGCTCGAATATCTGAATCTCCTAGGTTGTTTGTTGAAGCACCTACAGCGTTTGTAAACTGCTGGAATAGCTGACAAATAGCGGTATCCACTTTCTTTGCGATTGCGTAAGAACAATTCTTTGCATATCGCTCCATAAGTGAGTAAGAACGCTTAACTTGTGCAGCTTCTGCATCTTCAATAGCAAATGATGATTCAAACCAGTTGCTAACTGAAAGTGTCTGCTTTGTATCTGAGTTACTGTTAAGAGTAACTGTCGCACCAGTAGTTTTAGCGTTAGCTGTAAACTCTGTGGTGTTTGGGGTGTACAAAGTATCACCGCCACCTGCTAATTCATCTGACCTGTCGGTGAAGAAAGGAGCAGTAACAAGTTTATTTCGATAAAACTCATTTACTTTCTCTCCCCACACTAACGGGATGTATGAATCCAATGACGCATTTGACTCTGTCGCCAGAGGAAACGCACCTGTTAAAACTGCCATGTTATTTGTAAGATTAGCTAATATAGCTTCTCACAAAGACCAAGGACGATTACATAGTTTCAATCATCTTCTTATGTTCGTCTCTTGATAGTCCAGGTGTAGTGAAAGTCTTTTGAACTCTAACTGCACTTGAACCTCTTGAAGCTGGAAGACTTGCGTTTTCCGACTTCTTGTCTTTCTCATACCTCTCTTTTACCGCAATAAAGTTCGGGTCATTCTGAGCCTTAATAAGAGAACCTCCATACTTAGGTGCTCGCAGTTTCAACTCATCAATGAGTTCATCTGGCACGCCCTTATCTTGTAGGATAAGTTCTTGCATATTAACGGGAGAAGGGTTTTGAGTTTGTACTGACGCTTTAGGCTGTGGTGTCTGGGGCTGGCCCTGAGACTTTTCCCACTTCTTAAAATGTCGGTACTCTGCTGGTGAAAGTATTACGCTTTCAACTTTAGGGTCAGCTTCAATAGCTGGTTCCTCGGTAGGAGCTTCCTCTATTTCTACCGTTTCACTCTCTTGTTGCACCTCTTGAGTGTCGAGGGTATTTTCATCGTCTTGCATGTTGATGATGGACAGTTAAACCTTTTTTACAGTGTTAGGCTCACGTTAGTAAGAACCTTTTAGCGACTTGCTTAGGTCGTTTAATTATCTATCGTTACTTGTATCTTCACTTGACTTTGAATCCCCGTAGTTTGAGTTTGAGTTCGCATTGTTACCTGCGTCATTGGTGGTTTTGGTACCACCGCTCGTATCACCAGCGTTACCATTGTTTTGTCCATTTGGATGAGTACCTGTTTTTTTTGCCATATATTTTAAGTTAAATCATTCCTTTTAATTTCCTTCGTGCTATTAAGTCCGCTGCTTCTCCTACTGGGATATTGCTACCTTGTACTTCCTTGACAACCTCATCATTAAACTTACTCTTACCCATTACAGATACAACCTTAGCTATGTCTGGTTTTGGTTCACTTGTTTTTTTCTTCATATTATCTTGATGAATTTATAATTATTGGTTTCTTTGGTTCATATAACTCTGACAATCTATGGAACATGGTGTCGATAGCGGTTCGTGCTTCTGCAATACCCGCTGTATCCCTTCCTTCAAATGCCTTCTCGATTGTTAAATCTTTAAGGACTTGGACTAGAAATTCCTCTACGGCCTTTCTCTGAGGCTCATTGTTATAGAAAGTCTGTAAAGGGTTCATAGTCTTCGTGCTGCCTCCTGACCATAAATATCTACACCACTAGCCGCCGCACCGACCTTGTGCTTTAGTGATTGACTAATAGCTCTATCAGCTCCACCTGGGCCTGCACCAGCATAATTTCTAGCTGAATCTTGGGCTGTCATGGGATTAGAGGCTAGAGAACCAACTGCACCGAATAGTCTTTGGAGACACTGTTGCTTAGTTAGGCCAACAGTACCTGCTTTGGCGTTTAGGTATTCCTGTGTTGTTCTTAAATCTACAGCCATTATGATAATTGATTAGTTGTTGATAATGGTGATGCCTGTGGTGCTACTTGTGGCTGAATAGGACTTGGCTGTGGGGCTGAGGGCTTTAATTCACCAGAGATTCCTAGGGCAACAGGGGAAATTCCACTACCTGCAATCTCGACAATCTCATCAAACACTCGTCTTAATACTGGGTCTTTAAGAGCCATGAACTCTCCTGTCTGTGGATTCATACTCTGAATAACTGTCTGCATGATTGTATTTAGTGATTGAAGTGTGGCGGCCTTATTCTTCTGCTCGCCTGTTGTTACCACAGTTACTTTTGATTCAATGTCAGTGAAAGCATCATCGGGAATTTCAATATATCTCTTTTTACCTGAGCCTTTAATGTGTTGTCTGTACCCTTCGATATTCTGCTGTTGGTCTGCTTGCGTAGGTGGTGGTGTCCCGTTATCAAATGCGTCAAATACAGCATTAATCATATCCTTGTTTGAGTTCTCGATAGCAAACGCCTTATCAATAGCTTCTAACTCAACATCACTGAACTCTGAGACTAGGATGTGTCCTTTCTTAATCTTCTTAACTAGGTAAGGGATAACCCACTTAGTAAATACTTTAGATAGATGGATTCCCCACTCTTGTCGTTTGTAATCAAAAGGTTTGGTAGCCACCTGATTAAGTAATGCTGTCTGTGAATATGGAGTACCTGATGGTGGTTGTTGGCCTGTAGCGGCATCATATGAATTAGTTACGTTATCTGCTTGTGATTTCCACTTATCAATTTGATTTTGGAACTGTCCTAGTGCAGATGGTGTGAAAGAAAAAGCGTTAATGTCTGTACCTTGTTCTAGTTCGTAGACTTTACCTAAATCATGTGCAAGAACTGTGCCTCCAATCTTTCGTGAAGTAGTTTTAACTCCTACCTTACCTGCCAAATCCATAGCGTTCTTTTCATTGATGACAGAATCATTAGTCCATACTTGTGCTTCTTCGCTATCTTCAATAACACCTCGACCTAAATCAAGAGATTGGTCTTCCCAAGAAAGATAATCATAGTAATCCTCCATAACACCTGAAACTTTCTCAGAATATAATGGATATTTAACGCCTCCTATTTCAGCTAGGAAATATCTCTGTAGTGTGTATTCGTAATCATCACCATCCTTATCCCCTTCGCCGTTAAAATTGTTATATATGTCGTTACAGAACTCACCTAGAACTTCATAGACGTTAATCTTATTCTCCTTGTTGATTTCTTTTTGTTTTCTAAATGCGTAAATTACATCATCTACATTCTCCCACACATCTGCTTTCTTCTTTAGCTGAACTGGGGACATAGGATGCACTTCAATGATAGGCCCTCCCATAATATCAATGACATCTGTGTATACTTTTGTCCAATCAACCACATCAATCTTTAGAACACCCTTAACCATTGTCTTCTTTAGAAGATAACCACCATATTTAGGACGTGTGTAACCCATCTTGTTTAAGGTAACAGAGAAGTTTCCTCCATCTGGGTCTTTCATCCACTCATATGCCTCACGATTCAGTAGCATGGATTCAACTTGATGCTTAGGATTATCAGAAGTAATCTGAATATCTTTAATATCTAAGTCTGTTGCGGTCTTAGCAAGAGCAACTCGGTAATTAACTATGTTATAAAAAGGTTTGTCTCTCCCTAGCCCGTCTTTGTTATATGCTTCTGCCACAGTTCCTACCTTGTATACATCTAAGTATCTTGACCAAGAATAGAACTCCGCCATCTTGATAACTTTGAAAGGAGAACGATAGAGATTGTCAAAACGCTCTGAACGACCATTTATATAATCGTTTATTATGTTGTCTACTTCGAGATAGATTTTGAGTTGAGACATGTAGTTGTTCCGCAACTCACATCAATATGGATATAAGTATACCATTAACGGCTACTACTTGCAAGATTTCTTTGTGCCTCATGCCACTGCCTTGCACGTTCTTCTGCTGTTAAAAAGTCTACAGGCTTATTGCTTTCCATTCCGTATCTACCAGCATCCATAGCATGATTCCAAATATCTTCTGGTACATTGATAATCTTCCCATTCTTATCCGTCATCCACATATAGTTTCTATTCTCCTTAATTATATTTACTGAGCGTTTAGTAACAAATATCTTTTGTCTTTGAACGTATTGGATACCTTGAAGTACTGAGCCTTGGCCTTTGTTGGCTGGGAGTACTGGCACACCATAAGAAACTAATTCATCATTACTTTTAGGCTCAGCTGAATCGGGTATAACTAATACCCTTGGGTCTTCTTGATTTAGTATAACGTCAGCAATTTGCTTATTACTCATCCCTTTTTGATACAAAATCTCATCCCAAATATAAGCATCGTTCCATTTATAAATATCTACTATCGCAGTAGGGTCGTTAGAATAACCATAGTCTAACCCCCTACGCTCCAATCTTGCTTCGGGCGGTAGTTCGTCAAGAATTACCCAGTTTTTATACACCCTACCTTCAACTGTTCCCAACTTACCTAGTCCATATACATCCCACCAATTTTTATTATCTTTGTGGGCTAGGATTTCCGCCTTGGTTACCTCGTCCAATGCCTCGTTGTCTAGGAATGTAAGAGTGATGAAATCAATATCATCTCTGAATGGTTGCATATCTGTATAGAACCAAAACTCTGTTGTAGGATTCCAGTCCATCCAAACTATATGCCGTGTTCTCACAATCAACTGGTCAACGATATTAAACGATAGGTTGTTACATTCATTTAAAAATAAGACATCTCGTCTGGGGCCGTGAGCTTTTCCGTAACTATCAACCGCTAAGAATTCTATTTTAGAGCCTGTGGAGAACGTGTAAACATGTTTTGTCCTATTCCAATCGGAATCTTTCCAATACCCTCTATCCTTCATTATGTTTTCAAAGTCTAGCATCGCCCCTTTCTCTAAGTGAGGATAGGATTCAGATACAACACTAATTAACTTATTCTCTGTACTCTGTGCGTAATCAATACACCAAACTAAAATTGAAATGGTTTTAGATGCGGATGTCCCTCCACATACAGCTCTAATTCTCTTCTTGAGCTGGAATATCTTCTTGGTCGCTGTTGTGTCCTTGAATGTCAATACTCTGTCCTCCATATATTGGTACAATTTTTTCACCACCGCTAGTAATATCGCCTTTAGTCTCTGGCATTCCTTCTGCCATTTTCCACACTAACTCACCAGGAAGTGTCTTTAAGTACTCTATTTTTTGTTCTTCTGGTAGAGATTGCAGGTATTCTCGTGCAAACTGCTTTAGTGATTTACTTCCCACAGGTCTACCCCCAGGATTGCCTGATTGCCCTTTAA